TTCTCTATGTTACAACGCTCAAACAGAGAGCGCGCAGTTAAGGGCTCTCGAGCTCATGGGCAAAGCCAGTGGAGCGTTTACACCAATAGCACAGCGTGATGACAGCGCAGTCGATGCTAAAGTATTGAAAGCAGAGATTGCAGATCATCTACGCTTGATGCGTTTAAACAAACCAAAGCTTAAAGCTGTTTAAACATGCTCATGCTTACTTGCGTTTAAACACATAGGTGATCATGCGTTTAAACACATGGCTTGTCATACGTTTAAACATGCGAGTGCATCATGCGTTTAAACAGTCGGTCGGGTAATTCGGGCGTAAACGGGGATTGGCAAGACCCACTCCATCCCCACCCAACCCTGTGGCAGTGAACCACCCTTCGTCGCTATACGCTCTAATCCACTCATACCCTCCCCCCTATTTTCCACCTGTTCGCATTCTCCTCCCCACTCCCCCTCTCCACGGGAATCGCATTCTAATGTTTAAACTTATACCCCGGGGGGTATATATATTTTTTATTTTAGCATTGCGAACGTTCTTATTTGTGTTTAAACTAACTGTGTTTAAACCTAACTGTGTATGAAGTTCTATGACCCGCAAACGTGAATTAGTGTTAGCGTTTATACGCGAATACACAAAGATATGGGGTGTTCCTCCAAGCTATGAGGCTATAGCTAAGGGTATTGGTTTGCGTTCTAAATCCAACATCCATCGTATTGTTCACCGTTTAAAAGATGATGGATTCTTAAAGACTAAGCCTTATAAGTTCAGATCCATTAAGTTGGTGGATAGTTCCGTTAGAGAGATCTCTTCATTGTGAGAAACAATATTGTGTATGGTGTTTTATGAGCCTGTTAACCAACGCAGAATTAGAGGAATACCACGACAATGTGGATACGCTTCCGGCAGGAACCCGGAAGAATATGCTAAAGGCTTTGCATGAAGATAGGATCAAAAGCTGCCATGAATCCTATCTGTATTTTGTAAATTACATGTGGGACGGGTTCATCCCGGGTAAGCATCATGCCATTATGGCAGATGCCTTTGAGCGTGTAGCTGCCGGAAAGTTAAAGAGATTAATCATCAATATGCCGCCACGGCATACTAAGTCTGAGTTTGCTTCGTATTTATTACCTGCGTGGTTTCTGGGTAGATTCCCGGAAAAGAAGATTATCCAGACTGCACACACCGCAGAATTAGCTGTTGGTTTTGGGCGTAAAGTGAGGAACTTAGTTTCTTCTGAGAAGTATTCTGGTGTGTTTAAGACGCAGCTGTCGTCTGACAGTAAGGCTGCCGGTCGGTGGAATACCGATAGAGGTGGTGATTACTTCGCTATCGGTGTTGGCGGTGCGGTTACCGGTAAAGGCGCTGATCTATTGATCATCGACGATCCACATTCGGAGCAGGAAGCTAAACAGAACAACCCCGCAGTCTTTGATCAGGTGTATGAATGGTATACATCAGGCCCTAGACAACGTTTACAGCCCGGTGGGGCTATTATTATCGTGATGACACGCTGGGCAAAGCGTGATTTAACGGGTCAAATCCTTAAGAATTCAGAGAAAAGTGGCGTAGATGACTGGGAAATCATCAATTTCCCCGCTATTTTGCCCTCTGGAACGCCTCTTTGGCCCGCATTTTGGAAGAAAAAAGAGTTAGAAGCCATTAAAGCTGAGATTTCGGTCTTTAAATGGGAAGCTCAATACCAGCAGAACCCGACCTCGGAAGAGGGAGCCATAATTAAGCGGGATCAGTGGAAGGTATGGGATAAAAAGGCATATCCAGAGCTGGAATTCATCATTCAGTCGTGGGATACCGCCTTTGAAAAGACAAATAGGAGTGATTACTCTGCTTGCACCACATGGGGAATCTTCATGCATCCAGACACATTGGGTAATTTAAGACCGAATGTGATTGTCTTAGACGCTTTAAAGAGGCGCATGGAATTTCCGGAGTTAAAGAAAGTGGCTTATGACATGTATAACGAATGGAAGCCCGATTCTTTGATTATTGAGAAGAAAGCTGCGGGTGCTCCGTTAATTTACGAGCTTCGTAAGATAGGGATCCCGTTAACTGAATATACACCGAGTAAAGGAAACGATAAGATAGCGCGTGTAAACGCTATCTCTGATCTGTTTAACTCAGGGATTGTATGGGCTCCGGATACAAGATGGGCAGATGAGTTAATTGATGAAGTGGCATCTTTCCCGAACGGCGATCATGACGATTTGGTGGATTCGTCTAGTCAGGCATTGATGCGGTTTAGACAGGGAGGGTTTCTTACCATCAGCTCAGATGAAGCTGATGACTACGTGCCCCGCAGACGAGCGACATATTATTAAGGAATATCATGGAAAAAGCTTTATACCCAGCACCACTAGGTTTAGAAGACGAGCAAGGCGGGATCGAGATTGAGATCGAGGATCCTGAATCTGTGACCATCGGCATGGGAGATATAGAAATTACCCTAGAGCCAGATGATCAGGAAAGTGAACAATTCAATGAAAACCTCGCAGAAATCATGGATGAGCGTGATTTAAAGAGCCTTGCTGGGGATTTGATTGAACTCGTAGAAGCAGATATATCTTCCAGAAAAGACTGGGCAGAGAACTTCGTTAAGGGCTTGGAAGTATTAGGAATGGCTTACGAGGAAAGAACTGAGCCTTGGCTCGGTGCTTGCGGAGTCTACAGTACGATCCTAACGGAAGCTGCGATTAGGTTCCAAGCAGAATCCATTATGGAGACATTCCCTGCAGCTGGGCCTGTTAAAACCGAGATTATCGGTGCTATCACTAAAGATAAAGAAGACGCAGCCAAACGAGTTGGCGCAGATATGAATTACAAACTAACCGAGCAGATGCCGGAATACAGACCGGAACATGAAAGGTTGTTGTATTCATTAGGTTTATCCGGCTCGGCTTTCAAGAAGGTATACTACGATCCTTCCCTAGAAAGGCAAGTCTCCATCTTCATCCCGGCAGAAGATATGATCGTGCCTTACGGTGCATCTAATTTAAACACCGCAGAACGTGTCACACATGTGATGCGTAAGACCAAGAATGAAATCCGGAAGATGCAAAGCAGCGGGTTCTACCGCGACATTGACTTAGGTGAGCCGCAGTCTATTCTTTCTGACATTGAGAAGAAAAAAGCAGACCAGCAAGGCTATAAAGCGACCGACGACGATCGCTACCAACTCCTTGAAATCCATGCAAATATTGAAGTCCCCGGGTTTGAAGACGAAGATGAAGACGGTGAATTGACCGGCGTTGCATTGCCCTTTGTAGTGACATTAGACCGTGGAACCAATGAAATTCTCTCGGTTTACCGTAACTGGAACGAGGATGACAAGCTGAAGCGTAAGCGTCAGCACTTCGTAGACTACGTCTATATTCCCGGATTTGGTTTCTACGGCATGGGATTAATACATATCATCGGTGGATACGCCCGCGCAGGGACTAGTTTGATTCGCCAATTGGTAGACGCAGGAACGCTTTCCAATCTTCCCGGCGGTCTTAAGTCTAGAGGTATGCGTATTAAAGGCGACGATACCCCTATCGCTCCCGGTGAGTTTAGAGACGTAGATGTCCCATCTGGTTCAATTAAAGACAACGTCATGACGCTGCCTTATAAGGAACCTTCAGGAACATTATTGACCTTATTAGACCGAATCACTGAAGAAGGGCGCAGATTAGGTTCTATTTCGGATATGAATATCTCCGATATGAGCGCTAATGCTCCCGTAGGAACGACTCTAGCTTTGCTAGAAAGAACCTTAAAGACGATGTCTGCAGTCCAAGCCCGTGTTCATTATTCAATGAAACAAGAGTTTAAACTGCTTAAAAACATCATCCAAGACTACGCACCGACGGAATATGAATACGATCCGGAGGAAGGCGATAGAACCGCCAAGCAGTCAGATTACGCCATGGTGGAGGTTATTCCGGTATCAGATCCTAATAGCTCGACAATGGCACAACGGATTATGCAATACCAAGCCGTTATCCAATTGGCTGCTGGCGCTCCTCAGATCTACGACTTACCTCAGCTGCATCGGCAGATGATTGAAGTCTTAGGTGTAAAGAACGCAGAGAAGCTTGTTCCCGTTGAAGACGATCAAAAACCACGCGATCCGGTTAGCGAGAATATGGCATTCCTTAACGGAAAGCCAACAAAAGCCTTTATTTATCAAGACCATGAAGCGCATATTGCTAGTCATAATTCATTTATGCAAGACCCGCAGATGGCAGCTCAGATTGGTCAAAACCCATTAGCTCAGAAGATACAAGCAGCCGCCATGGCTCATATCGCAGAGCATTTGGGCTTCCAATACCGTCGTCAGGTAGAGGAACAGTTGGGAGTGCCGTTACCTGCTCCAAACGAAGAAATGACAGTGGATA